ATTGATTTGATTTTGGACGTTTTTCTGTCCTTTCTTATATGCCGCTGCTGCCTTACCTTGAGCTTTTTTAGCTCTATCTGCTGCTGACATTGAGATAGCCGCCGACCCCGCCGCTGCACCAACTGCTACCACGCCAGCAGCAATAGCGAATGCGCTTGAATGAAACATCATCTGATGTTTGTTGTTGCCTAGCGGGTCTGGTAAAAGGAATCTCATTTGATTAAATCTGTTCTATTGTGCCGCCACTTCTGTACCCTTGAATCATCTTTAGCGATATGTGGATTAAAGTCTCTTGAAGTGATTGAGTCAATAATTTCGTCTGGATCAGTTAAGTTTGTTACATGGCAAGTTGTCCAGATTGTATCTTTGTGGGTGTAAAGCATTCGGCGTGTCCCTGCTTCTGTGATGCCCGTGTAGCCTGTTTTATATCGGTGAGCAGGGATTCCATGATACCATACCGTTACATCCCCTTTAAGGACAAAAAAAGGATGAGTTGTAAGATGGAGAAGAGTTGTTAGAATTGTATCCTTCGGCATATAGATTTCCCGAATGTACATACCCGGCGTGAACCTATGAACTAACGGACATTCCCGTGGAGGCAAATTTAAAATCTCTACGTCCATTAGATTTAGGTCGTAGTTAGGATCACCGTACCCTTCTACTGTCCTAGCGTCTAACTTCTCTGTGATCTCCAATGTCATCGGTATAAGAAATAATCATTTGGTGATGGAGATAGTAGATCAGAACCGATTAGATTCTCTGCCCTACTGAAATTAGAAATACGAAGTGTTCCACAAGTAGGAATCTCTGCGTTCTCCATTTCCTTTTCTTGCTCTTGTACTGCAATTCCAATGTTCTTTAGGAATTCATCTGCCTTCCTATTCTCTCTGGCATTCAATGCAAGGACAGCATAGATCATCGCATCTGGAGTGAACTCTACTAATTCTTTAGGATCGGTTAGATCAAAGTATTTCTTCGATGCGTAAAGCGTGATACACTCGCACGTTCTTGGTGATGTGAACCTACGGAATGTAGGGTGAGAATCGTTAGGCTGATAAATTGCTATCAGTGTTTTTGCTTCCAGTGCCGTATCGTAAGCATACACACGAATCCTACCTTTAGTTACTGGCTTAGTTACTGCCCGAATCCCTTTAACAAGGAGGTCAGACTTAGCCAGCGTTGGCGGGTTCGCCGTTGTTACTTTAACTTTATGGTAGGTATCATACTGGTCTTGCGCTTCAAACATCAACTCTACTCCAATATCTTCTGCCTCTTCAGCCATTACGCCGATTTGGTAGGGATGTGTAGTATAGTCTCTGAATAAAACGTGAAGCCCGCCGACCTCTGTAATACCTCTATGGCAGGATTGATCTGGACGTAGTGCGAGTGCGTTGGTTTGGTTGAACCATTCATCAGCGAGTGATGCAGCTTCATTGCCTACCCACGCTAGTCTGATTTGCTCATACCTAGCTGGCAACGTGAAACAACCGTTTACGCAACAAATCTGGACGTACTCTTCTTGAGTAGTCCAGTTACGTTTATTCCAGAGTAGCCGCCGTGCTTGGTTTACTGCCTTGACTCCGCGCTCGTATGAACACGTCCCACTGTCACCACAAAATCCCTTAATCAACTCAACCATTTCTTCTAATGTGTCAGCCATATTTAGATTAAGTTTAATTGTTCTTCTATCAAATTGTTTGCTTTAATAAGATTATCTTTTGCCCATAAAGGACGAAGGTTTGTGTAGTGGTTTAATCTTATTACATCTTTCTTTGTTTTGGCTTTTGAGTGTGGAATAATATGGTCGATATGCCACTCATTACGATTCTCCCATGACATACCATCTTGGAATCTGACTTCAATATATGATTTCAAAAAACTCCATGAGCAACCAAGTATTTTTTCAGATTTAGATTTTTTTTTGTATCCATTTAATCTAAATGCTTGAGCAATAATACACCTCATATTGCTTTTAAGTCTAAAGAGTTTATCAGTAGCCCTTCTTATTTTGTTTTTTTCGCTTCTGTATTTATTATCTTTTTCTCTAAACTCTGGGCTTTTTCTTTGATTTTTTAAATACTCATTGTGCCTTTTTCTATACTCTGGATTTTCCCTATGCTTTCTTTTTCTTTCCCTGTCTCTTTCCAGCCTTGCTGATCGTTCTTTATCGTAAACATCTGGAGATAGCCATTGCTCATAAACAATAATTTGCCCAAGACTATTTTTTCTTTTTTGGTATTGCGAAAAACGATAGCCATCCTCTCTGGTATCGCCAATTTTAAATTTGCGAACCAAAGAAGATGAGGAATAACTATCGTTTACGGATACCATAGGGATTATCGTTTCCGATAATTATTTCGAGCCTACTGGTTTTCCAGATTTAGGAAGTGGTGCGCTGGAGTATGGGTTAGTACCAGTGTTAGGTGGGTTGTTGTTACCCATAGGCGTTCCGATTTTACCGCGAGTTGGTGCGCCGCCTGATACTAAGCGTGGGTCTGTTCCTTTTAGTGGTGTCATATGTTTGGTTTTATTTATGGCTTGGTTAATTACGAAGTATGAACTGCCATCCATTCAATACTTGTTATGTTAGAAATATTGTTTTCAACGCGAATCGAAAATCCGGTTGTTGTTTTGCTTCCGTCATTTAATGAAAATAATGGAGTTGCAGAAGTTCCAATTGTGCCAGCGCAAACTGGAGTAATTGATACTGCATAGTTCACATCTGGAAGTGCGGCAAAAGAAACAGTTGGAGTCGAATCATTCGGAAGGACTCCTGTTACTATACCTCTTCTTACTTTAACCGCTGGTTCTAAAGCATCCACTCGCGTATCAAGTGCGCCAATCTGATTCTGTTGAGCAGCCAGAGTTTCATTGATTTGTGCAATCTGCGCTGGAGTTACATTGCCAAGTCCGGGAACATTGATCGTTCCATTAGATAGAACTTCATCAATGAATGTCTGAAATACATTCTGCCAATTTCCAGCAGGACAAAAGTCATCTGGAACATTTGGAAATGTAAGTGCAGGAGATGAATCGGTATTGTCCATAGCGTTTAATTGACGATATTGTAGCCCCAATATTTCTCTTGGCAACACAAAAATGGTTCACATTCCTCATTTTCTTCTGGGCAGTCACCAACTGGAGAATCATCGTTGTTCTTAATGTTTGCCATCAGTCTTACCCGATCAACAGTAGCTGCACCAGTAAGGTGAACTTTGATCTGAAACTCGCTTCCTTCTACCGATGGAATACCAGCGAGATCATTACATTCACTTGGGTCAGGAGTGTTAAACTTGTAGCGTTTATAGCGATTACCATTCTTCTGTGGTACACACTCAGTTACTTTCGGTGAGCATGGATTGCATCCATAGGATGTAGGAACTTTGAGTTCAGACCAGCATGGATTGCTATCAGCCCTGTAATCGACATAGCTATCTACTACACCTTTAATCTCGCTCATCCACATTTCTCCACCAGTGATCTTTTTGCGGAGGAACTTGTTCGTTGCCCCGCTTCGATTGAAGTCATATCTGCCAGTCGTAAAGAACGAATCAATCTGCCTTGTTCCATTTGGGCCGTAATCGTCACCTTGCGCGGTAGTGAACTCGTAAAGTCGATTCTTATTATCTTTATCAAACGAGAATCCAAACCCACGCTTTTCAGCAGCAATTAGTGCTGTGAGTAGTTGAGTTGGTCTAAAGCCTGTCCAGATGCCATTCCAGCGAAAAGAAAGCTGTGCGTCAGGTGCAGGAGAAGAGGATTGGTCAAGGTCAAGAACCACCATTCCCCTGTGGTAACGATTCAATCCCTCTACCCCTGCTGCGCGATAGGTCTGTGGAGCTACTGTGCTAATGATGTAGTTATTGAAGAACATCGTAGAAGCGAATTGTTTCAACCAAGGCGTATCGTTCTGAACCCATTTGTTTACTTCCCTTGAAAGTTTACGAAGTGAGAAGTATCGCGCAAATTCAGATTGGCTATTGGAATAGAATGCCCAACCATCGTGTGATCTAAACCAAAGCTCAGAGTTAGCCAATCCTAAGTATGGGGAGGTACACCCACGTCCTAATAGTGAAATACGTTGGATGTTTGATGTATTCCATTGTGACCTTGGTATAGAGACATCCATTGAGAATGCGCCATTACCAGTTAGGATAACAAGCTCACCTTGCCCACGAAGATTAGTTCCTATCTGTGGCATCACCTTCATCCCTGTAATATTCCCCATCATTGCTGGAGTTGAGAATGCGCCACCTTCTGCCCAGTATCCAATCTCTGTGAAGTTCTCAGTATTCTTGGTATCAGTAAACCCACCGCCATAGATGATGTCAGAAGCGTAGATTTGGTTGAACCTATCAGCTACAAATACTCGTCCGAAGGCATACTCCATGATTGTCCCAATTGGCATTTTAGCCAAGTATGGATTCAGTCGATAGGCTGGTATCTTAATTGTTCCCGTCCCAGTTCCTCTTTGAGTGTCTGTAATGACTGCGTTGAACTTTGTACCTACTGTATTAGATGGTGCGCCGATCAGCGTAAAGTTTGTAGTTCCAACCGAAACAATCTCACAATAATCTTGGTTTTGGATTTCAGAAGCATTAAGCGTTCCTAATACTCCATCCCAAGCTATCGCATTCTGGTATCCATTTTGGATATACGCCCGATCTTCGGCTTGCACGAACCATGTGTGCATCATGCCCGGATCATTGCCTTCGATAATTTTGTATGCAAACGCTTGATTGTTTACGATCTTTAGGAAGTAGATAATCCCAGATACCGATAGAAGAAGTCCATCGCTTGTTCTGTAGTTAGTCGCCCGATATGGATACGAGCCTTGGAAACTCCCACCAAGAATATCTTTAACTATAGTCTCGTCTTGTCCTGCTCCAGCAAGAATCGGGATATTACGAATACTTGGTCTTGTTCGGTTGATTCCTCCTCGGAATGTCCTATTTACCGATTCTGATACTACAGACTCCGGTAAATACGATGGATGGGTATCTGCGTCTTGCGCGATGATACTTGTGAATCCATCAAAGACTGATCCTTCTGCTGGCATTACTCAGATACACCAAGCCATTTAAGCCAGCTTTTATGTTCTTCAGTAGCAGCCTTCTCAAAGTCCGCTCCGTTTTCCATAGACTCAAGTTCTACAGTTTTGGTATTTCCTTCATGCGAAAATTCATAAACTGCTTTATTATTGGTTTTTGAAATTAAAGTTTTCATACATTGTAATATGGAATCTTACGAGCGGTTCCGTTGATATTTACTACCAAGTATCCAACTGGAGTTGCTGGCAATGCGCTTGCACCACCTGCCCCGCCTACTGTGGTAGCGGTAGTAGCGGATGTTACAGTCACATCTCCTGCGACATGGAACTTGCTTGATGGTGATGTAGTATTTACACCAACATTTCCAGCAGCGCCATCAATGCAAAGGCGATTAGCGTAGTTAGATGAATCATTGCGAGTCTCAAAGTTGATAGCAATTGGAATCTTGTTTAATGCTGGGGTTCCATCAACAACTACAGACATTTGACCAGCAAGATCAATTCCCGCGCCGTCTTCTCCATAGAAGATCAATGATCCGATTGCGTCTCCATTTTGGACAATGGTTGGAGCGGAAATAGTTCCCCTTGATCTGCGCCATTGGAGGAATGAACTTGTGGAATTTGATGATGTGCTATACACGCCACCCGCTCCTGTTTCTGATGTGCTGTTTATTAAACCACTTGTGTTAATATTCTGGCTTCCAAAAAACGGGACAACTTTAGTTCCATTGATTGCTGCCGCATTGTTAATGTCAGCGTCAACAATTGTTCCATCAACAATCTTTGCAGAGGTTACTGAGTTATCAGTAAGTTTTGATGTCGTTACTGATGAGTCGGAAATTT